ACGGATTAATGGACTATATGATTTGACGGATACTCCGACTGATATAGTATTGCGAACTTGTATTTATGGACTTACAAAGCGAAATGCACCGTAGGAAAGTAAATATAACCTGAAGCGCACTCAGGGATATCATAGGACAGTACGGAAATTCTTCATGACTCAAAGAGTTCTTACAGAAGTAACTCAGAGTAGGGCCCCGTGCATCTTGAACAGGATACCACCTAATGGTATAGCGCCCGACTTCGGCGGAAAGTATAGTCACCCGACCGTCGCATTTCTATGCACCCCTCAATGTATCACAATGGAGACTTTGAGAGACGCTGGGAAAGACCAGGGTAAGAGCACCTACGCTCAAACAGTAGCAGCTGTAAATGCAGATACACCAATAGCGAGAATAAGAAGAATAAATAATATATTGAGTGAATGGCCTAGCCGATATGCTCAAAGATTCAGGAAAAGATTCACGCGAAGATGTAATCAAAAACAAATCCTGATGGATGAAGGAAATTTTGAAGAATGGTCAGCAGTACGTCATGTATACTGCCTACAACAATTAAAATGTTGGGCCCAGAATTTAGACCGAGCATGGGAAAAAGAACGATTCCATCAATGGAGAGACGCACAGAGTGAAAGAAATTTATATTACATGGGCCTTGCCATTGATAGAATGTACGATGATAGTCAAGAGTTCGATATGTTATTCCGGAAAATACATGACAATCAATACGAAGAAGATAGTTTGCATAGTCTTACAGAAGAAGAATATGAAGAGGACAAAGAAGACATTCCAGAAGACGTTGAAGATTGGTCTTTAACAGATGCCACAGGAGCGTATCTCGATCTTGGAGAAGAACAAGGTAGTACTGGTAAAAGTTACAATAATTATTGGAAACTGCCATACCTAATCAGTGAAGCGATAGTAGCGGAACATTTCGATGTAGAGGTTCGTGAATTGGTATATGAAGATGTAATCAGACATCACTATGGAATAGATAAATGGACTGTAGGAGATGTGATTAACTATTTTACATTACCAAATTCAGAGATAGGAGAAGAACAAGGAGATGATGGCCAAAGTGCAACAAATCTCGAAAGCACAGCAACAATGAGTAGCACAGCTAATATCACGTTTGTTGACGAGAGACCAGTTGACACTACCTCACTCCACACTGGAAGTGAAATTCAAACACGAGATATACATAATGATATAGGAGAAAACGATTGGACGATGACAAAGGTTTTGACTAGAGAATATCCACTGCAGAGTTTTGAGTGGAAAGTAGGAGAGACAAATAATCAGAAAATTTACTCCAATGGATTACCAAAAATAATTACAGATAATAAGAAATGTATGATAACGAGACAATTGCAATTCTTCGGATTTCTACGAGCGGGAATTAAGATTCGAGTACAACTCAATGGAACTAAATTTCATTGTGGTAGATTACTTGTATACTTTAAGCCTTTAACGTGGAATGATGACACAGAAGACAATTTTTATTCAAAAACTTGTTACCCACATTTCTTTTTAGATGCTTCAGTTTCAAATTCAGGAGAAATAGTGATTCCATTTACACACTTACTTTCATACTTTTCACAAGAATCAGGAACATTGTATAATGACTCAATAAATACTCTTGGATCAATAAATATTTATGTATATAATCAATTACGAGCAGCAGATAAGTCTTCACAGTCATTATATGGACAGATATATGCTTCATTGGAAAGTCCTTATGTACATTTACCAACCGCAGGAATTACTAATTTTTCCTATGGAGATGGTTATATGCAAGGACTTGAAAGCTTTTTGAAGAAACAAGCAGGTGGATTAATTAACTCAGGTCTTGGGTTAGCCGACAAATTTACAGGTGGACTTGTTACAGGAGCAGGAGATGCATTGTGCAATTTACTTGGAATTTGTGATAAACCCTTGGACCCAGTTTCTGCAGCACCAATAATTAATAGAACAGTAGCCCCTTTGAGCCATGGAGCAGGATTAGACCGATCAACACGATTGGGACTAAGCCCCATAGCACAAACAAATACCCCCGCAGAGATATTAGGATCAACCAATGGAGATTTCAACATGATAACGTTATGTCAAATACCATGTCTCTTAGATCAGAAGGAATGGAATATAACAGCGACGACAGGAACTAAATTGTTTGATATGTTAGTAACACCAGTTTACTTGACAAATCCACAATATACTTTTGATGGAACAGGAAGATACACAAACTATCAACCAACAATGTTGGCTTACGTTTCACGAGGTTTTTGTTACTGGAGAGGAGGATTAAAACTAAAAATCCAAGCGATTACTACGCAATTTCACTCAGGAAGATTAGTTTTGGTCTATGATCCACACGGTAATGCAAATGTGAATTTAACAGATATTGAAGACAATAAAAGTCACAACATCATAATTATGGACATTCAAGAACAACAAGAAATAGTAATAGATTTGCCTAACTTTATGGTAAAGCCCTGGTTGAGATGTGATAAATTTCGAGCCGACGCTAACCTGGTTGCCCAATCTTTTGTACTTAATAATGCATTTTTGGACTGTGACATTGCAGGAGTCTTCAGAATTTTTGTATTGAATAGTTTAGTAAGACCAGATAACGTGACAGACAGTGTACAAATTAATATATTCTTTTATGCTGGAGACAATTTTGAACTCGCAGTACCGAATCCTGTAGCACCACTAAGTGCTAGAAAAGGAGCGTCTACTATCGAGTATTTCAATGTCCCCAGATACCCATGGTGCTTGAAAGGAGACCCCCAATTATGTAATGATTACGATATAATTTACGATTTGTACAATACGGGAAAACGACTTTATGAGCAAGGGGTACTTACACCTGGAGCAAATTGGTACACGGTAACTGAAAAGATTTTCAACCAAGATACAATCTGCTTTGTTTATGAAGGAAAGAAGATACAGTACTTGATGGAAACATTAACAGGACCATGTGCCGATTTGATCAAAGGTTTGCCCAATTACGAAACGAAAGTCGAACAAGGAGAAGAACAAGGAATAGAAAGTTATACAACAACTAGAGATAATGAAGGAACATCAATTCCGATCACTGATGGAAATAAGAGAAGTTCAGCAGCCCCCGATACAACATCAGAAAATGCTATGAACTTACAAACACTACTACGACGTTTTTACCCACTTTGGGTTAGTCAAGACATCAGACATTCTAACGGTTTTACAATAATTACGGTGCCAGTTAGTCCTTCATTTGCCCCACAAGATACAGCCACTACTTTGACAAGTGCAATAAATAGAAAATATGACATTCACAACTTAGCCTGGTGGGTTAGATTATATACATATTGGAGAGGAAGCATGAGATATAAAATTCTCTTAAATGTCAAAGATGCTGATATTTATGTCTGGCATAATCCAGTTGATGCAAAAGACTTCGTAGTGACAAGTGGCTTTACATATGAAAATGTTACAGAACAACTAAATTTCGCCACAGAAGTAGCCAGTAGTAGAGTTCAACAAGGTATTGAAGTAGAGGTACCCTTTTACTCAGGATTTAACCAGTTGGTACACTCCCATGTATCCAACAAGGCCGATCTTAGAGCACAAAATGGAACCCTTTACATAGCAGTACGAAACAGAGGACAAGATTTCAACGTTTCACTTTTCGTCTCCACTGGAGATGATTTCTTTTTGAATGTGTTGAGAGCTCCTCCTGTTGTTCACGAGCAAGGACTGAGTGCGTATGTTGATGACACGGAAGCCACCAGTGAAATGAAATATCCAGAACTGCAAAAAGCACTTATGCATACATCTAGTGCCACTGCGATCCCCGGATCATTTGTGGTAAATAGATTTAGCAAAGGAGCTTTCCGGAACTGTGATATTCCTCAATTCGCAATGGGTGAAGAGCAAGGAATAGTTTCAGATTATCTAGGTATTGACGCAGTCGTCGATGTCGGGAGAAATCTAACTACACAATTTGAAGGAATAAAGGAAAAGTTAGCGGAAGCAACTGAAAACTTGCCTTCAATTATGTCGTTTGTAGATGTCCTGAAAAGACAGGTGCCTATTGCCGTAGATACAGTCCAACAGGGAGTTTCCTCCCTTTCCGATGTAGCCACATTTGGAAAGTGGGCTACAAGTACTTTAATGATAGGAACGATGATAGTTGAGTTCGCTGATTTAATCAAGAAATTTTCTTGGTTGAGATTAGTGAAGGTAATTGTGATGATGTGCATCTATTTAAAGGTAGAATTCCATACTATAATATCATGGTTGGTTAAACAAGTGCAAGAAATGTATGAAGGTAGCCGGCCAAAAGCTAATGACGGTGACACGGTCAACGAAGAACAGAGCCTTACAGAATTAGTCTGTGATAATCAAGACGAAATCGTAATGACCATGTCTGCAATTGCAACTGTGATATTTTGTAGTATTTTTGGAAAAATGCCGAAATGGAAAGATATTCGCAATTACGTGATGGAATCGGTAATCGGAGAAGAACAAGGAGAAGAACAAGGATTGACAGAAAGCCTTAGGAACATCCACTATTCAGTTATGGGTGCAAAGTCCCTTAACGCAGCGTACGAGTTTTTCTCAAGATGGATTGAGAAGTTTATCAATTGGATAATTGGACAAGAGTGTAAAGAATTACAGATGGTACGAGCTTTCAACGAGCGTTCTCAAGCAGTATTGGATTGGTTAAATGAAATCGAGACAATGGATGCAGATGACGCCGTTTTAGAGGCACTTACTAATGTAAATTTACATAACAAGATTTATGCTTTGGTAGACACAGGAAGAGAATTCACAAAATGGACAATGAGTGATAAAGTTCCTCAAAATATATCGTGCGTTATCCGAGATTCCAATAAGAAATTAATGGATTTGGTGAAAAGAATTAATGCTAATAGACCCGGACAAGGATTCAGATATGCACCATTCGTGGTCATGTTTGATGGAGCTTCAAGTATAGCAAAAACCAATGTTATGCATGAGTTTACAGATATGTTCAGAGAAGAGCTTAAAATTCCATATTTTAATAGTGTTTACCCTGTCCCAACTACTGCAAAGTACTTGGATGGTTACACGGGTAATTCTATAATTGAGTGGGATGATATTTTACAGAGTCCTGAGCAAGACGCTCTTGTTGCGGAGTTCATAAATTGGAGATCTAATGCAGATTTTAAACCAAATATGGCGGTCGCAGAAGAGAAAGGAAAAATTCATTTCCTGTCGAAAGTTATTGAAATGACCACTAATAATGGTCAAATTAATTTAAATTCGATAAGAGATATGAATGCTTTTAGGAATCGAATAAATATCAAGTTCATGTGCCACTTAGCAGATGGATGGACAGTCGCGAGAGTGAAAGGATTACAAGAAAAAGATCCCAATTATTCATTTATGCTTTTCGATGCATATTTTGCAAATGAGAATGGAACAGATTTTGAATTGTATAGAGCTAATATGAGCTTCATAGATGCTAGGGAATTGACTCGATTGCACTTTATAAGATGGGACCAGAAACAAAATAATTTGGTTGATAACTACCTGGCTTCGCATGGATCGCTGAAAATCCCAAAAGGAATTCAGATAGCCTTGAACCCAGAAGTAGGAACCGCCCAAATGTTTGAAGATGGTGACCAATATGAAGATGCCGAAGAAAAATACCGAGCTATTTGTGGAGGCTTCTTATTGGAAAGAAGTCATGATTTAAGTCCTGATGAAATGAATGAAGCAGAATTGTTCGAGTATATATTTGATGATGCAGATTTTATAGAAAAATTGAGATATTATGAAATGTACCAAGCCCGGAAGCAGATTCAAGATGCACTCGCACTTAATCAAGCTTTAAAAGCCGGTCGAAGGTCATTTTGGACTATAGCAAAGGAAATGTTCAACAGAGGAAAAGATAATATCCAAAGATTAGCAATGGAAATATATGAGAAATATCCGCGATTGATTCAAACTCTTGGATTGGTTGCTGCAATAGGAACAGGATACTTATTATTCAGCACAATGTGGAACATGATGCATAAGGACACTAGCGAAGAGGCGTATGAAAATCACGCCAAGATGCCTGCAAGAAAGGTAATCAAGGCGGAGATGTACGAACCTCATGTTAGGAATCCAGCAAAAGTTATGCGTGCAGAATTATACGAACCAGTCGTGAAGAACCCAACTAGAATAGTGAGAGCCGAAGGAGTTGAGGAAGGTAGTGATGACCCTGAAGCAGTGCAAGTAGCAAGAAACAAGATACATCCCCTTTTGTATTCGTTTGGATGGCAAAAAGGGAATAATCCAGTTCAGTTACAAGGACTAGCTATCGGTGGAAAAGTCATCATGACTCCCTACCACTTCTTTAGGCGAGCTAAGGATGGGGATCAATTTTACTTTGTTCGTGGGACAGATAAGATCGTTGTTGAGTTTGTGAAGTCAAGATTGCAAAGGCTTGATGATAAGGATTGTGCTATCTACTACGTTGGAGCTCAGTTTGATTCTCGAAAGAGTATTCTGAATTGCTTCGTAAAGGAACAAGACCTAGGTAGACTCGGAAAGAAGATCCCAGCTATTTTAGTTGGAGTGACTCAAGGAGGAGTCTGCTTAGAGAAAAGTTGCAAGGCAGAAAGCAACCAAATTATTAAGTACAAAGGACAGGATGAAGGAGCTGAAGAATTTGTTCAGATTGGATGGAAATACGACATTGACACGTTGAAAGGTGAATGTGGATCTATTTTGATCGCATGTTCCAAGATGCTTCCCCCACCTTCAAAAATTGTGGGAATGCATACTGCGGGATACACAAGTACACGTGGAGGTTTTAGTATTGTCTTAACCAGAGAACAAGTCGAAACAGCACTTCAACAAATTGTTGCACGACACGGACCACAGGTTTTTAGTGCTCCCTTGCCCCCCCAGGTGAATACAGATCAGGACACTTTTGAAGAACAAGCGGCCCCAAAGCCTGAAGGAGCTTTTACTTACTGGGGTACAATGGACAAGAAGTTTTGTCCCTCACAACCACAAAAGACATGTTTCAGAGCCACTCCATTTCAAGGAGAAATTTTCCCAGTTGCAAAAATTCCAGCAGCTTTAACAATCGTCAATGGAATTTCTCCATTAAAGAAAGCTTTGACAAAATATGGAAAGTTAACAACTCCATTTAATGCAAAACATGTACGAATTGTGAAAGCAGATATTTTGAATGAAATGTGTCAATTAGAAGGAGACATGCCAGTCGAACCGACCTCAATTGAAACAGCTATTTTCGGTTTACCAGGCATTCCCTATTGTGAGAAGATGAATATGAACTCCTCCCCAGGTTGGCCATATCAATGCTTACCCAACTCACGTGGACAGAAAGGCAAGGCCTATCTTTTTGACGCTGAAGCGCGAAAGATTTCAGACCAGTTGCTAGCTAAAAACGTGATGGAAAGAGAAGAATTGGCAAAACAAGGAGAGAGATATCCATCAATCTGGAGGGATTGCATGAAAGACGAATTACGACCAGTTGAGAAAGTCAAAGAAGGAAAGACCAGGCTATTTACAATAGCTCCAGCCGATTATACGGTGCTTGTGCGGAAGTACTTCTTTGCTTTTGAGCAAATGTTTTACAAAAATCATTCAAAGTTTTTCTCAGCAGTGGGAATAAACCCAGAAAGTTATGAGTGGACAGTAGCTTATAATCGATTGAGACAATATGGAAATAAATGTTGTGCAGGAGATTTTGCCAGTTATGATGGAACCTTAATGGCTGATTTGATGTTTGAGGTGGGCGAAATTATTGATGATTGGTATAAGCTTAATGGTGAGAAGGATGAACAAGCCACCGCCGTTAGGCGTGTTCTCATTGATGAAATGATTCACACATACCAATTAATTAATAACTGCGTTTACAAAACTCATCAAGGAAACCCTTCAGGAAATCCTTTAACTGTCATCATCAACACGATGGTCAATGTATTTTACATGAGACTTGTGTGGATGGAAATAATGAGTGAAAAGAAACCACAATGGGCCACAATGGACGAATATCATCAAAATGTGATAGAAGAGGCCTACGGAGATGACAACCGACTTGTCATAAAACAGAAAGTAATCGATCTGTATAACCAGATTACAATCACAGAGTGCTTGGCACGCCACAAAATAACCTATACAGATGAGTTAAAAAGTGGAGAGTGCGTAAAGTACAGAAAATTAGAAGAAACCTCATTTCTTAAAAGAAGTTATAGAATAGATAGCGAAATAGGAAAAGAAATCATGTTACCTAAAATTGATATTACAACAATATCAGGAATTATAAATTGGTACAGAGAGGCTGAATTTATAGACGAGCAATTACAAGCAAATATGAGAGCAGCTTTGGGCTTTTCGTTCTTCCATGGAAGGGAGTTTTACGATAAGGTTTTTAAGCAGTATCAGCAAGTAATGCGACGTGAAGGAGTCAAGCCAATCTGCACTGTTTATGATGAACAGTTAGACAGATTTCTAGCCATGATTCATGGCAACGAAGACGGTGTCTATGAAAATTTCGTAGAATTGGGGTTCTGAAAGGTAAAAGCAAGTTTTTACAAAGACCAGCACTAAGCACAGTCTTTTTCTTGCTAATAAGAATAAAATAAAAGCAGGAGAACTGAGAGAACACTTCGGTGTGAAAAATTCATGTGTTGACCCAGGC